AATGTCGAACACGCAGTTTTAAATTAGAAGGTAAATATAATGATTAAACTCACTGACACTCAAGTAGATATATTGGGTAGACCGAACTTCCATTGCATGAAGGTGGCAAAGATTCTAATCGCGGCTGGTGATTACGAAGACAAAGCCAAAAAAGCCGAATACGAACAAGCGGTGTTTATCCATTGGGCCTATGAGCTATTTACGCTATACGGCGAGAAATGGCAGGAAGAAGGCGAGAAAATATTGCAGGATGCAGCCAAACGAGTACAAGCCAAATTAAAGGCCAAATCGTAGTTCTGTCGGATATTAACAACTAAACAATTAGGAAAATATTATGAAAAATCGAATAAAAGCATTAAAGGCGCAAGTCACAGAAAGCATTTTAGAGCTAGGTAATTCCCCTGTCTCTGTTGCTTATTCTGATATGGACGATGCAGCTCTCAAATGTGTGTTATGTGACGCGATCACCATTGCGCGTGACACCATAGATAGCGCCTTTATTGAAGAGTTAAACTCTTAAATGTCGTAAACGCAATTAGAATCTGACTAAATATAGATCAATTTAGTATTTCACAATGCAGGTATTTTGACCTATATTTAATGTAACGAGAGGGTAATGTCATGGATTTCAAAAGCGCGATAGCTAAATGGTTTAATGATTTGATGGATAGCATGATATTCGGGTCAATTCCAGAGCGTAAGGTTTGTGATTGCGATGAAATGGAGTGTTTCTGTGATGATCTGCATAAACTGGAAATGTGGGGCCATCTATGATTCGTAGAAATGTGGAAATAAACACAGCCTTTCTAATATTTGCTGAATATGTGGGCATATGCGCTATGATAGCAATAGTGGCCTTCACCTAATTGAATAATCCACCGACAAGGGATAAGCTAGATAAATTCACATAGAAAACCTGGTTACTCAGGAGGTGATCCCCCACTTGTGACCCACTCGCCCAGCCCCAACTGGGTATTTTTTTGCCTGGTATGTTATTATTTCGTAAACATAAAGGGGTGATTTATGAGTTATTCAGATAGAGCAGCAGCAAATGCGAACGACGACGAGTATGCAAAAATAGTTTTATTGCAAAAAAGAGCGGAAGAAGTCGTTCAAAACTGCGTCGATCGAGGCATTGCGCTGTATATAGCGACACCGGACGCCAACGATAAAGCAGAGTTAGTAATATTACGCAGTGATTTTGCAGCATCATTGACCGCAATCATAGGCGCGTAACCGATGGCAGCAGCATCATCAATTGCTAGATGGCTATTCGATGAAGCCAGCTCTGGCACCACTCCTACGGAAGTTGCTGATAGCCAGGGTTCCAATAATCTAACTATTGATTACAGCTCTGGGGATGCCGAATGGACTAGTATAGGGGCGGGCAATGGCCTTAATTATACGGCTACAGTATTAACCGCAAACACAGCAACGGCAGAATTAACCGATATATCCACAAATGGTAATATCGGGTCTAGTTTTCCGAGTGGCACTAAAGAGCTAAGCTTTATCACTGTCTGTGACATTGATATTGGCCACAACTCTGGGCCTAGATTAGTCCAGATTGGTGCAGACGGTGGTGATGGCGATTTTGCAATAGCAACCAGACCTACAAACTGGCTATTTCGGTGGTCAAAGGAGAGCGGCGGTTCAGATATTGTTTATCCCGTTCCCTCTGGATCTTATGGGACGGGAGTTGTAGTTGTCGCTGTAGTTATAAACTCCGCAGAAGGAACAGCAGAAAATAGAATAAAAGTTTATTACGATAACGTCCTACAGGCCGCCAGCTCTGGCAGTGTAACGCTCGATGAGACTGTAGATTTTGACGTAACCGCTAATAACATGTCGCTCGGAAATCGAGGATCATTAAACCGTAATATAAACGGACAGATATACTACTCCGAGCTATTTACCGGAGTTCTCACAGCAACTCAGGTTGAAGACGCTTACGATGCGTTAATACTTGATAATGATGCTGATTGGCAGGCTGGCACAACTATTGTTACATTGTCCGGGCAAGCGTCAACAGCTTCACAAGGTGCTTTAACGGTTACGGGCGCATCCACTTTCGCGTTAACTGGACAATCAGTCGCAACTAATCAAGGTACGTTGATCGCAACCGGGCAGGCTTCTGTTGCTTTAGCTGGTCAACAAATAACCTCTAGCCAGGGATCACTGGTAGCCACAGGTCAGGCAATTATCGCTCTGGCTGGGCAATCCGCTACATTATCCCAAGGCACAATAACGGTTATCGCAGACCCCGGCGCTATAACGGTTAATCTTACTGGGCAATTAATAACGGCAAGCCAAGGCTCGTTAGCGGTAACTGGCGCATCAATACTAACGCTTAACGGTCAGGTTATTACAGCAGGGCAAGGCACGCTCATTGCTTCCGCCTCGACTGTTGTGTCATTGGGTGGGCAAACGATAACAGGCTTACAGGGCGTAATTGGATTACAGACGGCAAATATATTATTATTGACCGGACAGCAGGCATTAGCAGGGCAAGGAGTGTTAGCGTTTACTGGCGATACTTGGACACTAAAAGCAGATTCAGTAACAGCATGGACAGAACAATCAGACAATTCAACAACTTGGATTATTCAGTAAGGTGAGATAATGGCAATTGTTACAGCAATATGCACAAGCTACAAAGTAGACTTAATGTTTGCGCGTCACAACTTCGCAGCATCAGGCGGTAATCAGATGCGAATATCGTTATATACGTCATCTGCAACACTGGGCGCAACTACTACAGCATACACAGCTACCAACGAGGTTTCTGGTACTGGCTATACAGCTAAAGGTAACGCGCTAACCAACATCGACCCAACATCATCCGGTACCACTGCATTCGCTGATTTTGCCGATACTACGTGGTCAACGGCAACTATCACGGCTCGTGGGTGCTTAATCTATAACGACACGATTACAACGCCAACCGCCGATGCATCCATCCAGGTTCATGACTTTGGATCTGATAAGACCAGCACCGCTGCTGATTTCACAATAGCTTTCCCGGTAGCAGACGCATCCAATGCAATCATAAGGTTGGCATAATGACATTTGACGAAAGCAACGGAAAGATCACGCAAGAGCTGACTAACAGAACGATTGATCATGTAATACGCAATGGCAAAGTATTAGAGTTGCACACTACTTGCGGCCACTGCATCAAACTACAGTCAGATGATAAACATGATATTCATTTTGCTGGAACTAGCGTGCATATTGCTTTAGATGGCATTGGCATGCTAGGTCAGCAAGGAATGCAATAAGAGTAAATTAAGACCAAAGAACCTTAGAGGAATTGGTTATGGCTAGGACAAGAGCGCAAGAGAATAGAGCTATACGTCAAGAGGCGTTGAGAGAGCAGCTATCTAAGCAAAAGCATATGGAGCATGTTGTTGATTCCATTAGGAAAGTGGAAGAGCTGAAAGACGACGACCTATCAAGCCTGGAGCTTCAACGGTATAAGCTAATAATAGATACCAGGCTATCCCTAATGAAGAAGTATCTGCCTGACGTTAAGCAGGTTGAATTAGTAGGCGATGGCGGTGAACCCATCAAGATAGCAAGTACATTCAATTTCATCCCAGTAGGCTCTGACGGTTGAATAAAATCGATATAGAGTACGTTAAGAACCTTCACCCTATATTCACCAAACCAAAGCGAATAAAAATCATTGTTGGTGGTCGTGGCTCAACTAAGAGTACCGGGATTGCTGACTATGTGGCCGCTAAGGTGTCAAACGGTGAGTTATGGTGCTGTGCGCGTGAGAATCAAAACTCTATCGAGGAATCAGTTCACCGTACCATTCTGGATGAGATAAGCAGGCTAGGGATACTAGGCTTTGAGGATACAAAGACCTCAATTACACATGAGTCTAGTGGTGGAAGAACATTCTATCGCGGCTTAGCTCGTAATATTACCTCATTGAAATCTACGTTATCCGGTGTTGATGGGTTATGGATTGAGGAAGGTGAAGACATATCAGATAACACACTCAGGGTGTTGACTGCATCAGTTCGATTAAATGCAGATGATACCGAGCGGCTACTGAATGGCAACAAACTAGAATCAATTGATCAACTTGACGCATTGCTTGCTGATTCAGATATTAAGATGCCTGAAATCATTATCACAATGAACCGGGGGCAACGATCAGGGGCAGTGGCTAAGAAGTGGCTAGCAAGAGCAGAAACTGAATTACAGCGGTGCGGGTATTACGAGGACGATACAATAATGGTCGTCCAGATGAATTATACTGACATGCCTAAGTCGTGGTTTATCGCATCAGGCTTAGAGCAAGAGCGATTAGATGATTTTGACAAGTTATCCACAGCCCAGTATAGGCACAAGTGGCACGGTGACTACCTCGATGAAGTTGATAACAGCATAATCAAGCCTGAATGGTTCGACGCCTGCATTGACGCTCATAAGATTGATCGATTGAAGGAAGCGTTTACACCGCATGGGCCTAGAAAGGCAGCCTATGACCCAATGAATGACGGTGGTGATGCTCACGCTTACGCACAGTCTAAAGGCTCAGTAGTTGAGCGAGTGCTTGAATTGCGAAAAGGTGAGATAGATATAGGATGCGATTGGGCTACAGAATTAACGCTAGATAACAGTGCTGATTGGTTTACATGGGACACTGACGGCATGGGAACCGGGCTCAAGCGCCAAATATCCACAGCATTCAAAGGAACCAAGGTTAAGTTTCATGGGTTTAGCGGGGCATTGTCGGGCAAAGGGCAAGATAACGCAGAAAAGATCTACACTCCTATAGATGACCAAGGGGACGAGAAGAGGACATACGCTGAAACATTCAAGAATAATAGGGCTCAAATGTATGGCCTATTAGCTAATCGCATGTATAACACTTATTGCTGTGTGGTTAGGGGTAAGTATATTGACCCTGATGATATGATTAGCTTTGATTCTGACGGTATCGAGAACATTGAAGCTCTAAGGTCAGAAGTATGTGGTATTCCAAAGAAGGACGTATCAAGCGGCTTGTATCAAATATTGGGCAAAGCAGACATGAAAAAGCTAGGGATTAGTAGTCCTAACATGAGTGATGTTATCATGATGCTAATGCAGGTAATAAAAACCAAGCCCAAATGGGGCAAACTGGACTACAAAAAGGTATCGATGGTATGAGTATCAAACAAGGCATGGAAATCAAAGAGCTTCGTGCTCGAATAGAGGTACTGGAAGGTAAGATTAATGAAAAGGGTTTGACGCCTCGAACTGTTGGCGGAACAGTTGAACCCGGTGTAGAAAAGAAGCCTGCCAAAGAAAAAGCCACTAAGAGTAAGTAAGTCATGCCAAAGATGTCAGATAGTGAATTGTTAGCCCTGGTAAATGAAGCCGAGCGTGATGCTGTTCGCTATTCTGCTGAATTCATGGAAGAGAATGAAGACTTACAGCAGCGATACAATGGTGAGCCTTACGGCGATGAGCAAGATGGTCAAAGCCAAGTGGTCACATCTGACGTTCAAGACACTGTTGAGTCAGATATGCCAAGCCTGGTTAGGATATTTCTAGGCTCCAAGGATGTAATGACGTTTGAACCTGCTACTGCCAGCGATGCTGACAAGTTAGAGGCAGAACAAAAGACCAAGTATATTAATTGGATAGCTCGCAACCAACCAACATCGTTCAAAGTAATACATGATTGGATTAAGGATGCCGAGATTCAGAAGCTTGGCGTTGTTAAGTTTGGTTATGAAGAGACTGAGCGCACAGAGGTTGATGAATGGAACGGCCTTAGTGAAGAAGAGTTGGAGCTTGTTGATATTCAGCTCAAAGTTCAGGCTGATAAAGGCGTCAAAGTTGAGTACATTGAGCAAGACGATAACGACGATAACACAAAATACATTAAGGTTCGACAGACGTTCATTGATAAGGGTTTCTTTGTTCGTGGCGTGCCTACTGAAGACTTCATAATCTCACGTAATGCATCGGATGAAGATGACGCTGAGATAATCGGCGACACTGCAATGGTAACCAGGGGTGAGTTAATCGCGGCTGGCTATGATGAGGGTGTCATTAAAGGGCTTCCATCTGCTAACGATCAAGACGAAGTTAGCACAATGAAGACCAACAGGTTTAGAAGTCAAGGCGGCAGCAAAGACAGCGAGTCTGTAAGCCATTGGGCTAGTCAATTAGTTCAAGTTTTCTATCTGTATGTGAAAGTCGATTATGATAATGATGGTATTGCAGAGCGTCGATATATCGTAAAAGCTGGCAATGTAATACTTGAAAACGAACAGCACAGCATGGTGCCGTATGCTATCAACAGCGCTATCCTTATGCCCCACAGTGCTATTGGTCGTGGTCGTGCTGAGCTAGTCACAACACACCAAAGAGTATCGACGGTACTTACCCGCAACATACTCAACAATATTTATAACGTGGCCAATGGTCGTGTTGTCGTTAATGAAGAAGAAACTAACATAGACGACTTGTTGACGGTTAAGCCCAACGGAATAGTCAGGACTGAGGGTGATGTAAGTCGAGCAGTATTTCAGCTTCAAACCCCATACATTGGCGACCAAGCGCTACAAGTTATTCAGTATTGGGATAGTCTAAAATCTCAATCAACAGGTAATCAATTAGCAAATCAAGGCCTAGATGCTGATAGATTTGGTGAGGAGTCAGTTGCAAGATTCGAGGGTATGAGCAAAAGCGGAGCGGCTAAGACTGAGCTAGTGGCCCGCGTAATGTCTGAGACTGGATTCAGAAAGCTGTTTGATGGCTTGGCTTGGTACGTTAGCCGTTATCAGGTTGAAGACATAGAGATTATGATTCTCGGTCAGCCTATGATTATTCAGCCTCTTAAATGGGTATCGCACAACACAATCACTAGCAACGTAGGTTTGGCGGCTGGTGATGACGAGGCGATGCTTCAAAACATGGGGCAATTGTTCCAAATACAACAGCAATTAGGGGCCACAGGGTCGACGGTTACTGATGACAAGAAAGTCTACAACGTAATGGTTAAGATTCTTGGGAGTATGGGCATTAGTCGTATATCAGACTTTGCCAATGACCCTGAAATACCAGTGCAGACATTGATGGCTGAGAATGCCCAGCTCAAACAGTTCGTAAAACAAATGGAACAGCAGCTAAAAGTCGATCCATTGGCTGAGGCAACCATTGCGGCAGAAGAGGTTAAGGGGCAAGTGGCCTTGATTAAAGCTCAAGGGACTCAAGATTTGAATGTTGCTAAGCTGGAAGAAGATCGACGACAGTTTGAGGCTTCAATAGATGCCAAGATGAACGAGTTCATTGCCAAGCAAGAATTCCAATATACAAAATTAGAACTCGAAAATAACACTGACATAAAAGGCCAAGGCCAAGGGGTATAAATGGATGAATTGAAGGATAGACAGGAATTAGTACGAGGCGACCAGGCAAACGCAGTGCTGAATAACCCGATCTATCAGGAAGCTTTTGTGATGATAAGGGCGAGGCTAATGGAGGAATTCCAGAAGACCAAGTTCAAGCAAACCGATGAGCGTGACGAGGTTTGGCGCAAGATGCAGACTGTTGAATGGGTAGAGAAGCATTTCAAGCGAGTCATGCAGTCTGGGATGGTATCACAAGCAACTCTTGCCCAACGTGGTAAGCAATTCATCAAAGGGTTATAATTCATGTCATTAGCAAAAAATAACGAGATATTAGAAAGAATCAAAGCTTTAAACTCCCCAGAGGATCGCCCAGCGACACCCGACGAAGAGCTTGAGGCAGTAGACGTGTCAGATGATGGCACTTTATCCGATGAAGTTGAAGAAGACGAAGTCGAAGAGTTAGAGCAAGAAGAGGATGAACAACCAGAAGCGCTTAGTGATGACGAGGAATCTTACTTTGATATAGATGGCGAAGAGATAACCCTTAGTCAAATCCGAGAGTGGAAGGGAGGCAACCTCAGACAATCTGACTACACGCGAAAGACTACTGACCTAGCTGAACAGCGAAAGGCATTAGATGCCAAATCGTTACAGCAGGACGCAGCCATACAGTCATTAAATGACAAAGTGACAGCGCTTGATAGTCTAATCGCAGAAGAGGAAGCAAGCATTGCTTGGGATGAATTGGCTGATGAAGACCCTGCTGAGTATCTGAAACAGGAGCGGAAATTAAAGGCTAAGAAGGCAAAGCTAAAAGATGCCAAAGTCCAACAGAAAGAACAGTTTAACGCGAAGTTAGCAGAGGAAAGTGAAATACTCATTGGCAAGATGCCGGCTTGGTCAGACCCACAAGTCAGAGATAGTGAGTTCAAGGCAGCCCTCGAATACGCGGCAAACATAGGAATGGATTTAACGGGTGTTTCAGATCACACGGTTTATTTATCCCTCGTTCACGCTTCCAAACTCAGTGCAATCGACAGCAACAAGGCCATTACAGCAAAGAAAGTGCGAAAGGCACCGAAGGCAATTAAGGCCATTAAAGGCAAGAGCAGAGCCAAACCAACTGAAATGCAGGACGCTAAGAATAGGTTGCGTAGTTCAGGAAGTGAAAGTGATGCATTAGCCGCAATCAAACTTCTTAAATCAAGATAAGGTGATATAAATGACTCAACCTACAAATACATTTGACTCGTACGATGCGGTTGGTAACCGTGAGGATCTATCTAATATCATTGATATGATCAGTCCTACTGATACCCCGTTTTTATCAGGTATCGCTAAAGTCGAAGCAACAGCAACAAACCACGAGTTCCAGACTGATGCACTCGCATCACCTTCTGCTACTAACGCAGTAATTGAAGGGGATGACGCAACAACTGAAGCCCTAACGCCTACCGTTCGTTTGGGTAATAACACGCAGATTTCGGACAAAGTGCCTCGTGTTACTGGTACGCAGAACGCTGTAGATTCTGCTGGTCGCTCTGATGAGATGGCATATCAGATCATGAAGAAAGCAAAAGAGCTAAAGAACGATGTCGAGTCGTCTTTGCTAGCATCGAATGCTAAAGTTGGCGGCTCTAGCTCAGTAGCTCGTGAGTGTGCTGGTGTTCCAGCGTGGCTTGCTACTAACACCTCGCATGGCGTGGGTGGTTCGGCGGCAACTGGTGACGGTACAGACGTTCCCACTAATGGCACTCAGCGTGCTTTCACTGAAACCTTACTACAAGGTGTACTAGCGTCTTGCTGGGACGAAGGCGGCAACCCTGACACTATCATGGTGGGCTCTTTCAATAAGCAGGCAGCGTCAGCCTTTACTGGTAATGCTACGCGTAACATTAATAGTGGTGAAAAGAAGCTTGTAAGCGCTATCGATGTCTATGTTGGTGATTTTGGTGATTTGGTTATCATACCAAGTAGGCATATGCGTTCTCGTGATGCGTTGGTCTTAGAAATGGATAAGTGGAAATTTGCCGTGTTACGCGACTTCCAGTCTACTCCATTAGCTAAAACTGGCGACACTGACAGAGAACAGATGCTTGTCGAGTACACTTTGCAGTCTTCTAATGAAGCAGCAAGCGGCGCGGTGTTTGATGTAACAACTAGCTAATAACTGGGGCTTCGGCCCCTTTTTACTATAAAGGTGAATATGTGAGCGATTATCTTTTTGATGTAAATGGCGACGTTGTAAGTACACTGCATCATGATTCGGTATCTGATACCACGACTATTAAAAGGGAACAGGACGTAGACCCTTACCTAGCCGCTAATCGTCAAGAACGAGACTCGCAAGGCGAATTCACCAAAATGGGGGATGGCTTGCAAAAAATCGCATCTATCCCCTTAATAGTTATCGACCAATGGCGGAAAGAGCTAAACGGAGAAGACCCGTTACATGTTTCTAACCGAGGCTGGCTAATGAAGCGTTTAATGTCTCCAGAATGGTCTAAGCTTCGAACGCGGAAAGGTATGTTTCTATGAGCCTAGACACCTACGCTAATCTGAAAGCGGCAATTATCGATTATTCGCACCGAAATGATGTGGCAAATAAAATTGATGACTTTATTTTGCTAGCCGAGGAGGCAATGTATGCTAATCCTGATTTCCCTTTGCAGTTAAGACAGATGGAAACTAGAGCAGAAGCCACAACAGGAGCCGATAGGTTTTTAGAGTTGCCTGACGGGTTTATCACCATGAGACGGCTAAAGCTTAACATTAGTGGTGAAAGTTGTGACGTTCAATACATGGCTCCAGATCAGATGTTTATTCAAGGCGCTAGTGGCCGGCCTAAGTTCTTTACTGTTACATCACAATTAGAATTTGATAGAGTTCCCGACTCAGCTTATACCGTCGATATGCAGTACTCAGCTATACCAACCCCGTTAAGCTCAACCAATACAACTAATATAGTTCTAGATAATCACCCATCAGCGTACCTATACGGGGCATTGTGGGCATTATTCGGATGGGCTAACGATGACGCTCAAGAGGCTAAATACTTGGTTAAGTTCCTTGGCATTATTGCAGGTATTAACAAGCGATATAAAAAGGGGCGATATGGCCCGGCTCCGAAAATGAGGATAGAGGGGGCAACGCCTTGAGTTATTCCGTTGTACCTGTAAATTTTGTGGGTTCATCTTATGCTCACAGGTCTAGATCATTATCTAGCCAAGTAACAATGAATCTAATCCCTGAGTTTGTGCCTACTGGTAAGACTCAGAGCGCCTTGACCTCATGGTATGGGTCGAAGTCTTTCTCCGCTGGCTCCGGTGTTGACAGGGGTTTGCATGTATTTGCTGGTGAACTGTACAAAGTAACAACCAATACCCTATTCAAGGTTAGCTCTTTAGGTGTACAAACATCACTAGGAACCATTCAAGGCACTAACCCATGCGTATTCGCTGATGATGGCTTTACCATGCGAATAGCGACAGGTGGCGAGGATTACTTGGTAACGGGTGGCGTTTTGTCTGTGCTAAGTGATACGGATCTAAGGCCCGGCAATTCAGTTGCTTACCTTAATCAACAG